GGTACTGGAGCCACCGGCCATTGACCACCGCATCACAACAAACGACGCGGTGGAGTCCAAGCTGGTCAAGGACTTCAAGAACTGGGTGATGAACAACAAACGCCTGATGCTGAACACCAAGCGCATCGGGCAGTACCGGTGGTATCTCACCATCGGAGCACCAAGAAAGGGGAAAGCAAATGAAGGAGAGAAGAGATGAAAGACGACCCTTGCATTGAAGGCCACGAGGAGTACTCGTGGTGGGAGCATGACGCACAGGGCATACCCCTGTGCCGTGTGTGCGACAGGTGCGTAGACCAGCGCCTGTCTAGGTATCGGCCTGAGATCCTGAGTGGGTACTCGCAGGCTGATGTGGATGAACCGATTGAAGAGGAGTGAAGCAATGACCACAGCAACGCAAGCACAAGACAGAACCTACAACGGCTGGTCCACGTACGAAACGTGGCTGGTCAACCTGTGGATACAGAACGACCAAGACCTATACGCTGCGTTGCACGCAGACGTGGTCGAGGCCGACGATGCCTGGGAAGCGAAGAACGTGCTCAAGTCCTGGCTCGACAACGAGTACGACATGGCAGTGGAGGGGCTGGGCACTGGCCTCTTCGCCGACCTGCTGCGCGGTGCACTGGCCGAGGTTAATTGGTTCGAGATCGCCAAGAACTGGCGAGACGAGGAATGAATTCGGGGGAGCACGCTCCCCCAAGGGTGGCCGCTGCCCTCCAGCGGTATGTGATACCCGGACAAGCGTCCGGGTTTTTGTTTCAAGGAGTTAGCAATGTCTGAGACCAATCTGTTTTTCCACGCCATTCAAGAAGCCCTCAACGCGCACATCGAGCGCATGGTGGCTGAGGCTACACGCCCACTTCAAGAGCGCATCCGGAAACTTGAGGCGTACGAGATCATGCTGACGGATCATCACGACGGCATGCTCGCCATGCGCGAGCGCATCACTGCTCTCGAAACCAAACTGACCGAGGCCAAGCTCTTCGAGCAGACCACCAACGTCACCATCCCCATCGACGAGGCACGCATGGTCGAGGCGCTCAATGGACAGGAATGGTTCTGGGACAAGGTGCGTGGGTTTGTGGATGCAGGGGTGGAGTCTGCGATGGACGACCACACCAGTTCGTACGACCATGATGACTACGACCGTATGTACAACGAGTGGGGCAGTGAGGATGTCTCTGACTTTGTCAAGGATAGCGACATTGAGGATACCGTCGAGGAGAAGGTGCGCGACATCCTGCACAACGCCTCCCTGTCAATCAGCCTGTAATTCACCGGGGGCTTCGGCCCCCACATCAACCCAAGGAGAAAGCAATGAGACTCGCATCCATCACAACCCGTATCGCCAACGTCAAGAAGTCAGCCCAGGCCAACGCTCACCGCGCCGCGCTGAGGGAGCAGATAGTGGCCCACCCCGAGGTAGCCAACGTCCTGCGTGCGTTCCCTCCACGCCTGCGTCGCAACGTCAACATCTACGGGGGCGAACACTCCGACGACGTGTCGCTGTTCCTGTCGCTCTACAGCCTCGACTCCCTCAAGTCAGACAAGCGCCTGCTCGCTGCGCTCGCACCATTCACAGGTGATGAGTGGGCAGCGACCACGCACGACTACATGTACCACGAGCCCAACCGGGACTTCGCATTCACCAAGAAGGTAGCCATCGACATCAAGCCCAACGCCCACTCACGCTGGCTCGACAAGCATGGGTACAACATCCCCACATCGTTCACCCTGTCCGTCCGCATCGCTGCGTATGCCAAGACGGACAGCCCCACCTGCCGCATCGTGGTCAAGGAGGTGCGTGAGAAGGTTGTGCAAGAAGAGATCAAGGAGATAGTCTGCGCGTGAGCGCAGCCCTTGGCCCGGGGGTTCCGGGCCTTTTTGTTTCAAGGAGAAAGCGATGACAACATCAACCAACGCAACTACCAACCGCCACTTCTTCGCAGCATCTTTTTGTATGTGGAAGGTGGACACGGACATCGAGCGGCTCATCCGCTTCATGCGGAAAGAGAAGTACCCCTTCAGTCTGTACCTCGTGCCTACCAGCGTGGACGTGGACTACGACATTGAGAGGTTCAAACCGATGGTCGAGGGCTCCGTGTTTTTGACCGCAATCAACCCCGAGGAGAAAGCACGTGCTAAACCGTGACGACTACACCCCCAACCCCGACGAGTACACATGCGCCGAGTGCGGCGAGGTGTGCTTCGCGCTCACCGAGAGAGTCGAGGCTGGCCCCGCATGGCTGGCCTACACATCCCGATACAGCGACTGCTGCGAGGCAGACGTACTTCCCACATACGTAGGAAGCTGATAAAGTCAAACCTTTGACAACCCGTGGCCGCTGCGGTTCAGCGGCAACCCATCGCGGACAGATGTCCGCATTTCAGGAGAAAGCAAATGGCACACATGATCGACACCACCTCCCTCAACCGCGCTTCCTATGCCAGCACCCAGCGTGAATGGCATGGCTTGGGCGAGCTGCTCCCTCAGGGTCAACCTCTCGAAGTCTGGGCGCAGGCTGCAGGGATGGAGTACGAAGTCAAGCGGGCGTACCCACGCTACGCTACCGAGCGTCTGGCTCCGGATGCTCCCGCATCCACACTGCAGACCTACGACGAGAAGGTCATCCTGTTCCGCTCCGACACTCACGCCCCGCTGGGCTGCGTGTCACCCAAGTACAAGGTAGTCCAGCCTCGTGAGGTGCTGGAGTTCTTCCGTGATTGGGCGGAGTCGGGTGGGATGACCATCGAGTCAGCGGGCGTGCTGTTCGGTGGGAGGAGGTACTTCGCTACGGCGAAGCTGTCCGAGGGGGTGTATGTAGATGGGAGCCGAGACAAGATTGTTCCGTACGCCCTGCTCTCCACCTCTGCTGACGGAACCCTCGCCACTGAGGCACGGTGGACTAGTGTGCGTGTGGTGTGCAACAACACCCTGCGCCTTGCATCGGCAGACACTGCCGTGTTCAAGGTATCCCATCGCAGCACGTTCAAGGCCGAGGAGTGCAAGAGCACCATCGAGGCAGCGCAAGCTGAGTTCGGCGCGTTCATGCAGACAGCACGCAAGCTGGCTGCAGTCAAGGTCGAGGCGCGGCTGGCCGAGGAGATGACCCTCATGCTGCTGCGCAAGGGAGAGACCGACGCCGACAAGGTCAAGGAGAGCGCGGGATTCACGCGCATCATGTCGCTGTTCGCTGGCGGAGGCAAGGGTGCGCTGCTCGAGACATCACGCGAGACAGCCTTCGGCTGGCTCAACGCGTGCACTGAGTACTACGACCACCACGTCCGTGCACACAACGACGAGAACCGTCAGGCCAGCGCCCTCTGGGGGCAGGGTGACGACATGAAGCAGCGGGCGCTCGACATCGCCCTGGCTGCTTGAGATTACCGGACACCCGTCCGGGTTTCGTGGGGGGCTTCGGCCCCCCTTTCTTTTGCTGCATACGCAGCGCAACTGGAGAAAGCAAATGCAAACTGCAACCGTACACATCAGCGTCATGACCGGCAAGCTCGAGGGGCTACGCGCCATCAGCACCAACACGCGTACCAACCCGTACTGCATAAAACAAAACCAGTCCTCTGACCCTGACAACATCTGCACCAAGTGCTATAGCCACGTCATGCTGTCGTCGTATCGCAAGAACATGCAGCCCGCACTGCAGAGGAACAGCGACGCGCTGAGCCAGCGCATGCTGGCCGAGCACGAGACCCCGCACATACAGGACAAGTACTTCCGCTTCGACGCACACGGCGAGCTGATCAACGCCACACACCTAGCCAACCTGTGCACTATCGCTGCGCATAACCCACGCACATCCTTCGCCCTGTGGACCAAGCGCAACGACATCGTGTCCAAGTTCTTCACCATCACGGCCAAGCCCGCCAACCTCATCCTGATCTACAGCAACCCCAAGATCGGGCACATCATGAGCAAGCCGCCCAAGCACTTCGACCGCACGTTCAACAACGTGCCAGAGGATCAGCACAAGGATCGCCAGAACTGCACGGGGCAGCAGTGCAAGGACTGCCTGCTGTGCTACACCCCAGGCAACGGCGTCACGACCATCGTCGAGAAGGTCAAGAAGTACTGAGCGCCCTCGACTACTATCATCAGTAGAAATACTGAGCGCGACCGCTTGACATGCTAGGCAGCATGTCTAATACTTGACACTCCCGATGTCACTCCGACATCGGGTCAACAACCTATTCTCTAAGGAGAGATGTATGTCTGGAAAACCTGTCACTCAACCTCGTTCTGTTCGCATCCGAGCCATGCTGGCAGAAGGCAGGCCCATCAAGGAGATCGCAGCCACACTGGGCTGCACGAGACAGACGGTCTATCAACAACGCTACTCAGACAAGCAAGTCGAACTGGCCAAAGCCAAGCGCAAGCCGGGACGGCCCAAGGGGAGCAAGAACCAGACGGAGAAGAGACCGAGTTTTACCTTGAGTACGCCAGCGCCCGCCCCCGCAACCACAAATGCACACAACGCACACAACGCACACAACGCACACAACGCATACAACGCATACACCCTGACGGTTGCACCCATCTCTGTCCCCAAACCTGAGCGCTTTACGTTCACGCAACGTCTGCGCATCCTGTTCACTGGCAAGGCCGCTTGAAGGAGAGAACCATGAGAGATAGCAATTCCCTGTTCCGTTTCAATCACCCCAACGACATCACCATCGGCGCAGGCCGTGTCATATACGAACCGGCCTACGAAGCGTGGGTGCTGCCTGGAGGTGCGAAGACAAAGGTACGCAAGCGGGCGGAAGATGTAGCCAAGGCCATCGACGGGCTTGCCGCACGCGAAGAAGCCCTGCGCAAGGCGCTGTGGAAAGCGAGGCAGAAATGAGCCGCGTCAAGACACTTATCCGCAAGTCCCACACGCTGTGGGACTCCCCCCTGGTGCCGCAGCGCCTCGCTCGTCACAACCGCAAGGCATGGGTGCGTAGCGTGCTGTTCCTGGGAGACAAGTGGTTGTTGGCCAGGAAAGTGGAGAGGCTGCAATGAGCGGATGCCAAGGCCCCTGCCAGCAGGGTAAGAAACCATGCCCATCACCGTGGGCATGCGAAATCAAGTTGGACGAGAGCCCATCGGGCCACACCCCGTGGACCGAGATCAAAGCTGACTTGGCGCTCGCTGCCCTGATCGGCGCAGCAGTGATGGGTGTCATCCTGATGCTGGTGGGGTTTGTATGAGTAGGGAAGAAATAGACGCCATGTGGTTCAAAGCACTGCATGACTCCGTCAAAGATGGTGAAGACTTCACTCGTTATCACTTCGCCGCCATCGTCGCCGCTGCCGAGCGCGAGGCGTGCGCAAAGGTGTGTGATGACAAGGCGCGTCGTTGGCGTGAGAACTCCAACGTACCCTTGCTCGGCTACGTAGCTGAACTTGAGGATTGCGCCGCAGCCATCCGCGCAAGGGGCCAAGCATGAACAGGGACGACATCATCAAGCTGGCGCGAGAGGCAGGGTTTGTTGTTGATGAGAAAGCGCAGCAACATCAGCCCAATTGCATCTTTCACACCCATCACATGGTGGATGAATTGCTTGTACGCTTCGCCGTCCTCGTCTCTGCAGAAGTCCTCCTCTCCACAAAAAAAGACTTCCTTGAGTCATACGAGATAGCCTACATGGACGGCGCGGAAGCGGAACGCGAGGAATGTGCGAAGGCGTGTGAACACAAGATGCCTCAACCCGTTGTCAATTGGTCTGACGCGCAGATTGTTGAAGCGCTTAGAGAATGCGCCGCCGCCATCCGCGCAAGGGGCAGCCAATGAACTACATCGCACTACAAGTGGCGCTGCATTTCGCCAAGCGACCGGGCGACGAGCTAACGCTTAAAGACATACAGACCAAGTGGAAGATGTCTCCAAACATATCGCGCAAGCCGATGGATAACGCTGTCTTGGATGGATGGTTCTACCGTGAGCGCCGACTGTCTGGCGGTAGGCACAGCGTGTATCGGTTCGTGTACTCCGCTGGTCCGAAGCTACTGAAGGAGATTGGGTATGAGTAACTTACGCGAAGCCGCCCAGCAGGCGCTGGCCTACATGGACAGCGTTGGGCAACAAGACATGCACCCCGAAGAATGGGCAGTTGCAGAGGCTCTCCGCGCCGCGCTGGAACAGCCGGAGCAGGAGCCGGTGGCGTGGCAATGGTTGAACACTGCGCACTTCCGCCAGAAGCTGCCAGCCAATGCTGAACCGGGTGCATGGAATCCCCTCTACACCCACCCACCCCGCCGCGAGTGGCGAGGGCTGACGGAGATAGAAATTTGCGACATCGAGGATGTTGAATTGACATCAGCCAGCAGTGAAACTTTTGCTTTTGCGAGGGCCATCGAGCAGGCGCTGAGGGAGCGCAATGTATGAGCAAGTGTGAGTCATGCGCCAACCTTACTGTGTGGCCTGGAGTGTTTGGCGGTACCCGGTATTTGTGTGATGAGCGCCGCCCTAGCCCGAAACAGTTTGGGAAGTTTGGACGCTCTACGGTCAAGGGCTACCCATCAGTAACCACATGCGACAAGTACAAAGAGGGCAGGCATTACAGCGTGCGTGACCTACTCCGAAATCGGGAGAGCAAAGCATGAACCGAGACGTATGTGAGCACGGCAACCCGGAGCCGTGCGACAAGTGCAATGTGGTGGCCCTGCGGCTGGTTGATGAGCTTGACGCCGACGAATGGATTGCTGGCACACGCCAGTGGCGCGAAGAAGCCGCCGCCGAACTGCGCCGCCTGCACGCAGAGAACGAACGCCTGGGTAACCTCTGCTACGACTACATCGGCGAACTTACAGCCATGCGTGCTGCCAAGCAGATGCAGAAGCGGATCGACGAGCTTAAAAAGATGCAGGAACGCACCCTCACCGACGAGGTGATCGCAGACCTGTGGCATCAGAACGGCGGGTTTCATCATCACTTTGCCCGCGCTGTGGAGCGGTGGTTGAAAGGACAAGCATGAAAGATACCGGAGGACCGGCGTTCCCTATCAACGCCAACGAAAGCGCAGATCGTTGCATTTACACCGGCATGACCCTGCGCGACTACTTTGCTGCGAAGGCGATGCAGGCGGCAATCACAAGCCCAAATCTGGCCGTTTTTGATGACGACGTTATCGCAGAAGGAGCATACAAAATTGCCGACGCCATGCTGAAAGCGAGAGAAAAATGACCCATTACCTACCCCAAGACTTCTCCCGCTGCATGTCCAACCCACTGCTTGACCAGTGCAAACGATGCCAGCGAAACATCAACAACAGCCCCGTATCCCCAGACGCGCAGCGTCAATCTTGGATCGGCCCGTGGACAGGTCATGGCCCGTGCCCCAACGGTGACTTCGTGGAGAAGAAAGATGCATGACCCCGTAAACAACCCCGTCCACTACACCCGCCATCCAAGCGGGATTGAAGCCATCCAGATCACCGAGCACATGAACTTCTGTTTGGGCAACGCGGTGAAGTATTGCTTCAGAAGCGGAAATAAAGTACAGTCTGACGAACTTGAGGACTTAAGAAAGGCTTCTTGGTATGCAAGAAGAGAACTGGAAAACGTACTTGGAGGACAGTCGGTACGAAATATCGGATCTTGGCCGAGTCAGAAACCGTTTGACTGGCAAGACGAGGAACTCAGTGCCTATCAAGAATGGGTACATGACCTTGCTGTTTTCCTCACCTCGGAAACTTCGATACGTTCATGTAATGGTACTAGAAACTTTTATTTGTCCGAGGCCCTTAGGTTTGACTGCCTCGCATTTGAATGGCGACCGGAAGGACAACAGGCTATGCAATTTAGTTTGGGAAACGCAGGGCGAAAACATCCGAAGGAAGAAAGCGCACAAAACAGAACCAGTTGGATGCAAGAGATGGTCGGCGAAAATAACAGAAGAGCAAGCGAAGGTTGCAAAATATTCCACGATGTCCGAAGACAAAGCGGCAAAGATGATTGGTATATCTCGGAGCCAAGTAAATCGTATACGTTCAGGAAAAAATTGGTCACATATATAAAACACGAACCTGAAACATGGAGGAAAAGGTCAATATTTTATTTGGCTACAAATGAACCAATAAAAGCATTGTGGTATCTAGACAGAGAGATAGAACGCCGCATGAAGCAACCCCCGGAGAGCGAACCTCACGGGTACTAAGGAGAGAAGCATGAGTGGACTTTTTGGGGGCGTGACCTACAGCCCCGAGCAAGACAAAGACCGGCTGCTGACGCAGCTTGGACGTGTGCGCGATGTCATGTTCGATGGGCAGTGGCACACTCTGTCTGAGCTGGTCGCCCGGTGTGGTGGATCAGACGCGTCAGTCAGCGCACGCATTCGCGATCTGCGCAAGAAACGATTCGGTTCGTACCACGTTGAAAGCAAACGTGTACACGAAGGGTTGTGGCGTTATCGGTTGGAGTTGCCAAATGAAGTGTCCGCACTGCGGCGCAGTGATACGCAGCAAAGTGCTTGAGAGCAGACAGCATGACGGGCGTGTCTACAGACGACGTGCCTGCGGCGCTTGCTTCAAGTACTTTGTCTCTCAAGAGGAAGCCCCGCCAGGATTGAAGATGCCCGACGCAACGCAGTCCCGGCACCGGCTGACAGATCGCAAGAACAAACCAGAAGAAGCGCCTGCCCATGCACCACGCGGATCAGGCGCACACTTGCAGAACTTATGGAGATGAGCAATGCCCACTACACAGAACCTCAACAACGGTTGGCTGGCCCCCGCCCCAGCCAAGCAAGACAAGACTGAGGCCACGCCCAGACCCAACCCTGACTGGCCTTTCTTGTATTCCTACGCAGGCAACCGCCTGTACATCAACACCACACCCCCGCAGCCCAAACACAAGCGGCTCGAGGACATCGAATCAGCGCTCTTTTAATTGGAGGGGAGCATTGATGACGGGTGTGAAACCTCGCAGATGCGAAGCACGCCGTCTGTCCGCACGTCCCCTCCGTTGAAACTGTTGCGTGCGGACTCTCCCGATACCTAGAAACCGGGGAAGGCTAGGAATCTGCGTATGCGAAGTTGGCGCTTCGCCCTTCCCCACATATTCAAGGAGCCCGGATGCCAAAAACACCAGAGAGCCGCGTAAAAGCGGCGTGCGTTGAGATACTGAAATCGCACAACGCGTACTACTTCTTCCCAGTCACGGGAGGCTTCGGGAAGTCTGGTGTTCCTGACATCATCGTCTGCTGGCGAGGCGTGTTCCTGGCCATCGAATGCAAGGCAGGCTACAACAAACCTACCCTGCTGCAGGAAAGAGAGATGCACGCCATAGAACGTGCAGGAGGTACTGCGCTGGTCATACGGGAAGACAGCGTAGACATGCTTGACAACTGGTTCACTGAAATGGAGAGACGCTATGAATAAAACGGCAATGAATACCTTATCAATAGACGAGATCCGCGCTCACGTGGAGCAGCTCCCACAAGAACGCCGCAACGCTTTCTGGTGGACTATCGGTGTGATCTTTCGCTGCTACCTCGAAGAGTGCCGAGCTGTGCTGCTGGTGCTCGATGAAGGCAGTGAGCGAGAGATCCCGCACCTGACCACCACAGGTGTCAACGCTTCGTACGACGACTCGTTCCGCATGGTCCAGGCTGCGTACGGCATGTTCATGGACGCCTACAAGGACATGGACAAAGCGCGGGAGCACCTGCAGTGAGCAACGCGCCCTACGACCGCATACTGGCCATCGACTTCGAGACTCACTGGAGCAGGAAAGACTACACGCTCAGCAAGATGACGACCGAGGAGTACATCCGTGATCAGCGTTTTGAGGCTTTTGGAGCATGTATCAGCGACATTACCCTTGGACAACCTCCTCGATGGTATCGACACGCTGGACTATTTGAGTACTTTCAAGGAGTCGATTGGGGACGAACCGCCGTGCTGGCGCATAACGCACAGTTCGATGTATCCATCCTCTCCTGGCGATACGACGCGAGACCCGCCTTTATTTTCGACACGCTATCGATGGCACGCGCTCTACGTGGCGTGGAAGTTGGCAACTCCCTCGCCAGACTTGCAGAAGATTTTGGTCTTCCCCCCAAAGGGCGAGCCGTCCATTCGACCGATGGCCTCACTTGGAAAGAAATACAAGGTACGCCGGTCGAAGTCGAGCTAGCCGAGTACTGCGCCCATGACACGGTGCTGTGCGTCGAGATCTTTAACCGGCTGCTGCCGGGATATCCGCTCAAGGAGCTGAAGCTCATCGACCTGACGCTCAAGATGTACACCCGCCCGCTGCTGCAGCTTGACAAGGAGATGCTGGCCAAGGCGATTGATGAAGAAAGGGAACAACGTGAAGGTCTTCTTAAGAAGCTCGGCATGGTTGAGGCTACGCTTGCGTCAAATCAGCAGTTCGCGGAAGCTCTTAAAGCACTCGGTATTCAGCCCCCAAAAAAGACAAGTAAAACGACAGGCGAAGAGACGCTCGCACTTGCCAAAAATGATGCGCTATTCCAGGCGCTTCTCAATCATGAGAATGAAGACGTTGCTCTTCTCTGCGAAGCGCGACTGAAGGTCAAGTCCACCAGCGAGCGCACGCGTGCACAACGCTTCCTCGACATCGCGGAGCGTGGCAACCTGCCGGTGCCTCTGAGCTACTACGGTGCAGCCACGGGGCGGTGGACGGCCAGCAAGGGCAGCGCGATCAACATGCAGAACCTCAAGCGCGGGAGCTTCCTGCGCAGGGCGATCATGGCCCCTGAGGGGCATGTGATCGTGGCAGGTGACTTGTCGCAGATCGAGCCGCGTGTGCTGGCCTTTTTCGCCGACAACCAGAACCTGATGGACATCTTTCGTCAAGGCGGCGACCCGTACGCTTCGTTCGGCGCACAGATGTTCGGCATCCCTGGCATGACGCAGGACACGCACCCAGTGGAGCGGCAGTCCGCCAAGTCCGCCCTGCTCGGCGCAGGTTACCAGCTAGGCTGGGCATCGTTCGCAGCGCAGCTTCTCACCGGCTTCCTCGGCGCAGATCCCAAGCGCTACACAAAGGAAGACGCCATCAAGCTGGGCGTGACGGGCGATGCCGTGCAGAAGTTCCTGTCCTGGGATGAGAACATCAAGAAGATGGAGGAGATCCCCCACACCTGCACAGAAGTTGATCTGGCCATCCATTGCCTCGCAGCCAAGGCCATCATCGACAAGTACCGGGCGGCATCGCAGCCGGTGGTGGACTTCTGGAACCTGATGCAGGAGCTGATCGAGTACAGCCTGTACCGGGGCAAGGAGTACACCCACATGGGGGTGATCTTCCGCAAGAACGAAATCATCTTGCCAAGTGGCATGCCGGTGAGGTATCCTGACCTCCGTCCCTCGACATCGGAACGTGGTCGGGTCACTTGGTCTTACGCGGATGGCAAAAGCCGCGTCAACCTGTACGGTGGCAAGGTCACGAACAACGTGGTCCAGGGAACGGCACGGTGCGTGATGACCGACGGCATGCTGCGCATAGCGCGGCGCTACCCGATAGTGGGTACGGTGCACGACGAAGTGCTGGTGGTTGTGCCGGAGGAAGAAGTGGAAGACGCTAAGACTTGGATCTTGGCGCAAATGGTCATGGACCCGCCGTATTTGCGGGGTATCCCGTTGAAGGTTTCAGGCGGCGCTGCCGTCAGGTATGGAGATGCAAAGAAATGATCGTCGAAGAAGTGATTGACTACGCCATGCCGCTGATGAAGATCGAGCGGTTCGCCAAAGAGATTCATGACTTGTGCTTGCACTACAAGTATGAAGAAGCAAGGGAGCAGACGCTTCACTTGCTTGCCGAAGCCCGTGTGCTGCAGCACACACTCACCATCATGAACGAGAAAGAGCAACGATGAAGACGAAACAACCCGCCCCGCTGCCACGCAAGATCCGCGTTGGCGACAAAGAGTACTCCGTAGAAATCGTCGAGACCCTCAAACATAAAGCCGATCTAGGCAGGATCTACTTTGGCACGGGGCGTATCGAGATCGCTCAGCGCAGTGACGACGACCAGCGCAAGCAGACGTTCTGGCACGAGCTTGTTCACGCCATCCTCGTGGACATGGAACGCAACGATCTCAACCGCAACGAGCAGTTTGTTGATGGGTTCGCGCAGCGTCTGCACGACGCCATCAAGTCAGCGAGGTTTTGATGACATCAGCCGCCGTCACATGGTCCCATTCAGGATTGAAAGACTTCGAGGGCTGCGCCCGTCGCTTCCACGAGGTCAAGGTACTCAAGCGCTTCCCGTTCAAGGACACCGTACACACGCTATACGGCAAGGACGTGCACAAGGCGATTGAGCTGTATGGGCGTGATGGCGTTCCGATGCCAGAGAAATTCGCGCAGTTCAAGCCGACGGTGGATGCGCTGCTGGCCAAGCCCGGGCGCAAGTTGTTTGAGTACGAGATGGGCGTCACGCGTGACTTGAAGCCCTGCGCTTTCGACTCAGACGACCGCTGGGTGCGCGGCATAGCTGACCTGCTCATCATCAACGACGACAACCTGACCGCACGTGTGGTGGATTGGAAGACTGGAAGCAACCGCTTCCCTGACAGAGACCAGCTTGTGTTGATGTCGCTGATGGTGTTCACGCACTTCCCCCACATACGCAGCGTGTCCTCGGCGCTGTTCTTCATCGTCCGAGATTCGATGGTCACCCACAAGATGACCAGAGATGACGCTGAGTCTGCGTGGTGGCAGTACAGAGAGCGCGTAGCCAAGCTAGAGGCTGCGCATTCGTCAGGTGTTTGGAACCCTTCACAGTCCCCGCTGTGTGGGTGGTGCCCCGTGGAGTCCTGTCCGTTCAACCCTAAACACTAGGAGCTAGACATGCCCCGCAACTACTCGTCTGAATACGCCAACTACCAAGGCACGGAAGAACAGAAGAAGAAACGCGCTCAGCGCAACAAGGCGCGACGCATGATGGAGAGAACCGGTGCGGCTACCAAAGGCGATGGCAAGGACGTGGACCACGTCAAGCCCATGCGCAGTGGCGGCACGTCGGCCAAGAGCAACCTGCGCATGCGAAACAAGAGCGCCAATCGCAGCGACAACGGATAAGAAAACAGGAGAGAGCAGTGGAAATCGTAGACAACAGGTTGCTGGTCTTCAAGACCCGCAACCCAAGCAAGTACAGCATCATCCCCAAGCATCACGCGGAGCCCATCCCTGGTGGGTACAACGTCGCGGTGTACTGGGGCCTGGAAGAAGCCAAGGTGCTACGCAACCTTGGCGTGAAGAACGTCCCCTCTCCCATCTACGGGAGGTACGACTGGCCCGGTCGGTACACACCGATGCAGCACCAGAAAGAGACGGCATCCTTCCTGACGCTGCACAAGCGGTCGTTTGTGTTGTCTGAACCCGGTACGGGCAAGACGCTCAGCGCTTTGTGGGCGGCGGACTATCTGATGAAGCGTGGCGATGTGCGGCGCTGCCTCGTGCTGTGTCCGCTGTCGATCATGCACAGCGCCTGGATGCAGGACATCGGCAACTCCGTCATTCACCGCAGTGCGGTTGTGGCCCACCACGCGCAGTCCATGCGCCGAGTGGAGCTGATACAGGAGGGATACGAGTTCGTCATCATCAACTACGACGGCCTTGCGCTGATTGCCGATGAGATCAAGGCGGATGGTCGCTTCGATCTGATCATCGTGGACGAAGCCAACGCATACAAGAACCCGCAGACCAAGCGCTGGAAGGCATTGAATGCAGTGCTGAAACCGGAGACATACCTGTGGATGATGACGGGCACACCCGCTGCGCAGTCTCCCGTGGATGCGTATGGGCTGGCCAAGCTGGTGAACCCCAACGGCGTGCCCAAGTTCTACACCGCTTGGCGTGATCAGGTCATGAACAAGATCACGATGTTCAAGTGGGCACCGAAGAGCGACGCTGCGGACAAGGTGCACTCAGCCCTGCAGCCCGCCATCCGCTACACGAAAGCCCAGTGTCTCGACCTGCCACCTGTGCTGACGATGACACGCGAAGTACCGCTGACCCCACAGCAGGCCAAGTACTACAACCAGCTCAAGGCGCAGATGCTGGTCATGGCAGCAGGCGAGACGATCACGGCAGTCAACGCTGCCGCTGCACTAAACAAGCTACTTCAGATCAGTTGCGGCGTGGCGTACACGGACAACAAGGAGACCGTGGAGTTCGACGCTACGCCTCGGCTGAACGTGCTGCAAGAAGCGGTGGAACAGACCGAGCGCAAGGTCATCATCTTCGCCCTGTTCAGAGCAGCGATCACATCCATCTCCGCGCATCTGGCCAAGAACGGTATCGCGTCTGAAGAGATCCACGGTGGTGTGACTGCAACCAAGCGAACGGACATCATCCGGCGCTTCCAAACGCAACCCAACCCCAGGGTGCTGGTGATGCAGCCGCAGGCCACAGCGCACGGCATCACGCTCACGGCTGCCGACACGGTGATCTTCTACGGCCCGCTGATGAGCGTTGAGCAATACACCCAGTGCATCGCCCGAGCAGACCGCAAGGGGCAGGTCAGCGACAAGGTCACGGTGATCCACATCGAGGGCTCCCCCGTGGAGAAGCGAGCGTTCAAGGCGCTCACCCAGAAGGTTGACGACGCCCAGTTGCTGGTCAGCCTGTTCAACAGCGAAATGCAAGAAAGGGGGTTGACCGCGCCGAAAGACAATGTATAGTGTTTGACAAATCAACAAGGAGAGAGCACATGGAAGAAGTCATCCCATTGGATCGGCTGACGCGTATCTACATGAAGATGCGCACCGCCATTCAGGAGCTTGAGCGCGAGTACGACACCAAGTTGGAAGCGCTCAAGGAGCAGCAGCAAGAGGTCAAGAACGCAATGAAGGACCTGATGCTGCAGCAAGGATCAAAGTCGGTACGCACTGACTTTGGCACGGTGTCTTTGGTTGAGAAGACCCGGTTCTACACACAGGACTGGGACAGCTTCAAGACCTTCATCGTGCAGCAGGATGCGGTTGATCTGCTGGAGCGCCGCATCCACCAATCGAACATGGCTAAGTTCTTGGAAGAGAACCCCGCGCTTGTTCCCCCCGGTCTGAACTCCGACACGGAGTACGACGTTTCTGTTCGCAAGCCTTCTAAGTAAGGAGAAACCCTATGAGCAACGTAGCTCTGTTTTCTGGTTCCAACGTCCCCGCCTTCGCCAAGAAGGCTACCGTCTCTTCTCTGGCCAAGTCCCTCGCGGGCGGTGCGGGTGGTGGCGGCGGTAAGCGCATCTCGATCAAGGGCGGCGTGTTCCGCCTGCTGGTGGACGGCAAGGAGGTGGCATCCATCGACGAGCGCTTCCTCGACGTGGTGATTGTCAACGCCGCTCCCAAGATCGGGCGCACCTTCTACATGAAGTCCTACGACGCTGACGCGCCGTCCGGTCCTGACTGCTGGTCGGCTGACGGCGAGAAGCCCGACGCCTCTGCGGCCAGCCCGCAGTCCAGCACCTGCGCCACCTGCCCGCAGAACATCAAGGGCTCCGGCAACGGTGAGAGCCGCGCCTGCCGCTACAGCCAGCGTCTGGCGGTGGTGCTGGCCAACGACATCGAGGGGCACGTCATGCAGCTTCAACTGCCTGCCACGTCTATCTTCGGTAAGGACGAAGGCGACAACCGTCCGCTGCAAGCGTACGCCCGCTACCTCGTGGCGCAAGAGACCAGCCCGGAGATGCTCGTCACCCGGATGAAGTTCGACACCAAGTCCGAAGCCCCGAAGCTGTTCTTCAAGCCCATGCGCTGGCTGACTGAGGAGGAGTACGAAGTCTCTGTCCGCCAAGGCCAGACGGAAGACGCCAAGAAGGCAGTTACCATGACCGTCGCTCCGGCGGAGAAGGCCGCGCCTGCAGCACCGCTGCAGCTTGAGGGTGAGAAGCCCAAGGCTGCGGCCAAGAAGCCTGCCAAGCCCAAGGTGGAAGAAGAGGGCGAAGAGGAAGACGTAGAGCCGACTGTGCGAAAGGCAGATTCGGATAAACCCGCCCCCACCACCAAGTCGTCGCTGTCTAAACTGGCAGCTCAGTGGGACGATGAATAAATCCTGGGGCGCTCGTCGCCCCTTGTTTTCACAATCATGGCTTATTCAATCAAAACCATCGAGCGTGTGAAGAACGGCCCCCGCTTCCAGTTGGGCAACCAACTGGGGCGGCTGGCTGTGGACAAGGACTTGTCCGTCATGCGCATTGCCAAGGCCACGGGCGCGACGCGCCAAACCGTCTACAACTGGATGTTGGGCGGTGAGGTGATCGGCCCGTACAAGTCAGCCGTTGAGCGTGTCGTAGCCATTCTGAAAGCTACGCCTACCGCCGAAAAAGCATGGAGCCAGATATGTCAGGACTTCAACCTGCAAGCCTGAGCAACGAGGAGTTGCTTAAGTATGCGTTTATAGAGAACAACAGTGGGCTGCCAAAGGATTGGTGTGACGTTCTCATTACCCGCTTTGACGACGTGTTGGAAGAGCTTGAGTTCCTGAAGAAGGAGCTTGATACGCAGGAAAACCTTGTCGCTGAACTGGAAGATGAAGTAGCCGTCCTGCGCAACCGATAACCCTGGGGATCTAGATGGAACCGCTTGAGTTCTTAGCGGCTGTCCTGCCGTCCCCGGGTCACGGGTTCTATTGCACGGCAGAGCTTTCGTCCAAGAAAAAACAACACGTATTCGGAGAGCAGCTTGATGAATTCCCCAACTACATAGCGCGGTGGGTAGAGGCGGGGCAGGATGTCTACTTTGCGCTGGCCACGTTTGAATCCGAGGGCAAACGTACCGCCGAGAACGCACAGTTTCTACGCTCCCTGTTCATCGACATGGACGGGTACGACAGCATCGATGCTGCCCGTTCATCGCTTGCTTCGTTTCTCGCAGACACAGACCTGATCAGCCTGGGCAAGCCTTGGCTCGTAGCGTCAGGCGGTGGTGTCCACGCCTACTGGCCGTTCACGCTGCCTGTGGAAGTGACTAGGTGGAAACCGGTAGCCGAAGCGTTTAAGCGTCTGTGCAAACAGCGTGGGCTGGTCATCGACATGACCGTCACCGCCGACGCGGCTCGGGTGCTGCGCATTCCTGGGACGAAGAACTTCAAGCCCAAGTACCCGGAACCTCGGCCCGTTGAAGTGCTGCAGCGTGGAGACTTCACTGACTTCGACGCGCTGGCCGACCGCATACTGGCGCTGTCTGGCACACCAGCACCCGCTGCACCAGACCCAGGGCTGGCCACACTCCCAGGCAAGCGCCCGATCAAGTCCACGCAGACCGGCGTGCAGATGATGGCTAACACCGTGGTGCGGTTCCGCCATATTCTGGAGCGTACCGAGGTGGGTGATGGCTGCGCACAGCTCACGGACTATGTGAACCGTGCAGCCGAGGACGGCATGGAGCCGCTGTGGCGGGCGTGGCTGAGCCAGACAAAGTACTGTGCGGACGGTGAGCGTGCCGCGAGCATGCTCAGTAACCTGCACCCGTATGAAGAAGAGCGGATGCAGCAGAAGCTGCGGGAGATCAAGGGCCCATACCCCTGCGTCAAGTTTGATAGCGAGAACCCCGGGGTGTGCACAAATTGCAAGCACTTCGGCAAGATCACCAACCCGCTTGCCCTTGGCCGGGAGCTGATCGAGGACAACACAGAGAAGCAGATCGAAGTCCCTTCAGCGCAGGCCGAAGACGAGACAGTCAAAGTAGTACGCCCCACGCCACCCAAAGGGTTCTCCTACGGAGCCAACGGCGGCGTGTACGCCACGCGTATGGTGGAGGAGGCTGACGGCACCAAGCGCAAGCAGCAGATCATGCTGCTGCCTTATGACTTGTTCGTGGTGGACATCCTCGACAAGGAGAACGAGCACACCGTTCATATGGTGGCGCACCGGCAGAACAAGGTTGTCGATGTTCTCTTCCCTCAGAAGAGCGTGGTCAGTAAGGACGAGTTGCTGAAGTCGCTGGCCCAGCAGAACATCATGGCGTCATTCGGCGCTGGCAACGACAAGAACCTGTTCGAGTACGTACGCGCCTGTGTG